GTACGATGACGATTTCCGGGTTATCAGTTTTGATAAAAGCATTGAAAAGTATATCGACGAGGACAATGTCACAAAAATAGAGATGCGATTCCCATACAACAAGAAAGTAATACAATTGATTAGATGTGTGAAGGACAAACGTGGCCTACCCGGAATGTATGCACTGTATGATGGCGAATCTAAAAAATGGACTTTCTTACACACCGACGTTACTGCTTACTACTTGACATTGATAGCAGTAAGATATGATTTTAAATTCGGTGACGATAGTCTACTAAACGACTACGAACAAATTAAGAAAGAGATAATGGGACATAGGAAGCCAACAGCAAGACTGATTGGTGGAGAGATTGTATTAGATAATGCGGCAGAGTCGTTGCAAGACTACTGGAATGATAATTTGAAAAGTAAACCAACGTTGCATCAATTGGATTCTTTAAAGAACTTCGATATAAAAGCAAACGGACTAGATGTTCCGGCGCAGACCATTGTGGCAAAAAAGATAGCACACAACAACAATCATATATTATGGGTAGACTCAAAAACTTTTGCAAAGCACGAAGTGGTCAAAGGTCTTTTAGAGTTAGACTGTTTTCCTTTGATCATGCCTGTAAGTGGAGACATACACATGGAAGAAGATGTAAGGAATTGTTGGGAATGGTTGAATGTTTTTAAATCGCACGGCATAGATATACTGAACGATTGTTCTTGGGGGTTCGATGTCAAAGAGCCGATATACAAAAAAGATATAGATAAATTTACAGATGAAAAACATTGGTTGGTGGACAATCAAAAACCGCAGGAGTTCTTTGAGAATCTGTATGAGTTACATCAGATGAGCAAACAGTTTAAATTGATAACTGATAACACAAAAGTAATTTTCGTACGTAATAGAATACCAAGAGCGTTGATCAAAAGCAAGGTAAAACCAAAAGCATCATTGGTGGCAATAGGTGGAGGACATTACGCAGGAGGAACAGACAATCTCAAAAGACTTCTTGAAAATCTTCCAAAAAAGTTGTATTATAGTGACTATCAGCCAAGCAGTTGGGATTGGCAAGATCGTATTATAGTAAAACTTTAGAATGAGCAGTTGTAAATTAGTAATAAAAGACGAAGTAAATGTGAAGTTCGAGAACCTATCTCTCGAATGGCGTAAGAGATTATCTAACAAATTCAAATACGAGATACCATATGCTAGACATTTGCCAGCAGTGAAACTAGGCAGGTGGGACGGCAAGGTGTCGTTCTTTGGACTAGGTGGTACAACATATCTGAACCTGGTGGATCAAATACTGCCGATACTAGAAGAGGGCGGGGTGTATGTTGACTTCGAGGATCAAAGAACTCAACATAATTTCGAATTTAAAGCAGTTGATAAAAATTATCTTTCAAACATAACTTGGCCGGAGGCACACCCGTGTGCCGGACAGCCTATAGAGTTAAGGGACTATCAAGTAGAGACAATAAACAAATTCATAGAGAATCCACAATGCATACAAGAGATCGCCACTGGTGCAGGTAAGACTATAATTACAGCGGCGTTATGCCAATTGGTCGAACCTTACGGACGTACACTGACGATAGTGCCAAACAAGAGTCTAGTAACACAGACTGAAGAAGATTTCCTTGCTTGTAACTTGGACACAGGTGTATACTACGGAGATCGTAAAGAACTAGGAAGGTTCAACACAATAGCAACATGGCAGTCATTGAACGTGTTAGAAAAGAAAAGCAAGGACGAACATACCACTGATTTCCTCGAAGCAATAAAAGGCATCAATACAATCATCATAGACGAAGTACACATGGCAAAAGCAGATGTACTGAAAAGATTATTAACAGGACCATTTGCACACTGTGGCATACGTTGGGGTCTCACAGGCACTGTTCCTAAAGCAGACTTTGAATTCATGGGCCTAAAATGTAGCATAGGAGAAGTTGCAAACAGGATACAGGCAAGTGAATTGCAAGACAAAGGTGTACTTGCAAACTGTCACGTGAATGTTTTACAGACACAGGATCACCCACAGTTCAAAACCTATGCAGAAGAACTGAAATGGCTAACTACGGATAGTACCAGGATGACCTGGGTGGCTAACACAATAAAAGATATTTCAACTTCGGGAAACACGTTAATTTTAGTAGACAGAATATCCGCGGGTGAAATACTCAATAAGAAGTTAAAGGACTCTGTGTTTATATCGGGGTCGACAAAAAACTTAGAAAGGAAAGAACACTACGATGAAGTGTCTACAACACAAAACAAAATCATTATTGCGACATATGGCGTCGCATCCGTTGGAATTAATATTCCTCGGATATTCAATCTTGTTCTTATTGAACCTGGGAAATCTTTCGTAAGGGTAATACAGAGCATAGGACGAGGTATTCGTAAAGCAGAAGACAAAGAGAACGTGCAGATTTGGGATATTACCAGTTCATGTAAATTTGCAAAAAGACACCTAGGTGCAAGGAAAAAGTTTTACAAAGAGGCCAATTACCCGTATAATATAGAGAAGATAGATTATGAAAATCCTTACATTAGACAATAGAACTTACACACTAGAAAAAATACCCGAATGGGTGGACGAGGATTTGAGATTCGCTGTGCTTGACAATTCGGATCCAAACGAACCGGACTTCTTCTACATACCATTAATATTTCTTGAAAGTTTCAATGCGCCGGCGGCGGTGTTAGAAATTGGAAAGTATAAAATTAAAATGCCTTTGGACTGGAAGATGCTGATCGGAGAGGCCGGGCAACAAGAGATGCATGTGCTACCAATAACAAGTTTGAACGACAGGGGGTTTGATGCTTTCACTTTCAATCCATTATCCAGTGCTAAACCAGACTTCATGCCCATAGATGTTGTGGACATATACACAGAGGTCAAATGGTACTTTCCAAAAATAAAGTCAGGACAGATGCTGGCGGTTCCGTTGAGAAACGGTCCTAAACCCATGTGTGCTTATTTTGTTAAGGATATTTCAAGGCAATGCGAACAGATAGATTATGGCTCAGTCTGGTAGGAGAACAATAAAGATAGAAGCACCCATCATGGTTACAAACGATAAGATAGCCGTGTGGATGGATCAAGGAGAATGGTGCAGGGATTTCTTTGATTGGCTCTCCAAGAACAAGTTAAACAACAAACTTTCAGGTTTACAACATATGCAGAGTAAAATAAAATTAACTTTTGTCACAGCACAAGACTGTACAATTTTTGGATTAAAATATGCCGGCAGAAAAAAATAGGAAATTTTTTGATTTAAGGAACGGATTAAAAGCCGTGGACTTCAGGAACAAGGATTACTTTGATCGTATAGACGACAAAGAGAAATCATTATACTCACCATATATGTTGATGAGGTATGTGTCTAGTTGTTCGTCCAAAGACCCATTCTTTGTTGAACACTACGTGGAGATGGTCAACGAGTGTGTGAACAAGCACTGCTTTACTCTAGGCAAACACAAGAAATTACTCTGGATACTAACGGCAATGTGCGGAACTTTGCAACAACAGTTTCATCCGTGGATCAAACCCATGAAGAGGGTGCCAAACAAAAGTTTGAAAAAACTGCAACAAATTTATCCAACTTGGAAAGAATCAGATCTCGAAACGCTAGACAAAGTGATAACAGACAGAGAACTAGAGGAACTGATTGAGGCCCATGGTATCGATGTATAAATGCACATACTGTGGCAAAGAGTTTGCCAAGGAACGTACACTGCAAGTGCATCTGTGCGAACCAAAGAGAAGATATCTACAACGAGACGAGAAGTGGGTGGTTAATGCATTCATGGTGTTCCAAAGATTCTATCAGATACATCAACACAATTCAAAACCCAAGACATACGAAGACTTTGTGAAAAGTTCTTACTACAACGCTTTTGTCAAGTTTGGACGATTCATCATGCACGTCAACCCCTTGTATCCTGAAAAGTACATAGAGTTTGTGCTGAGATCAAAAATTAAATTGGACCACTGGGCCAGAGATGACTTGTACGAAACATACTTGATCGAAGCACTGAAGTCAGAACCCGTGGAAGCCGCACTGCAAAGAAGTATTACAACAATGATGGATTGGGCGAACGAACAAAATGCACAATGGTCAGACTACTTCAGACTCGTGAATACGAACAGGGCAGTTGCACACATACAACAGGGAAAGATAAGTCCATGGTTGTTGCTAGGTTGCAACGCAGGCAAAAGGA